TATATACAGCATTCAAAGACGCATTAATTCAAAAGAACGGAATCTTAAAAGTATATTGGGATGATGCAGAAAAAATTGAAAGAGAAGAATACAAAAGATTAACTGAAGATGAGTTTAATGATTTAGTATCTCTTGATATGATTAAAGTATCAGCTCATACTGCTTACAAAGAACCTATTACAGATGAGTCTGGTAAAGAAATAGATAAAATTACACTACATGATGTAGTAATCCATAGAACAAAAATTTATGGTAAAGTAAGAATAGAACCAGTTCCACCAGAAGAATTTCTAATTGAACGTAGATGTAAGTCAATTGATACTGCAAACTTTGTTTGTCATAGAGTGAACAAAACAAGAACAGAATTAATTGAGATGGGTTATGATAAAGATTTAGTTGACTCGTTACCTACTGGTGATGGAGATTTTTATAGTGAAGATAAATTTACTAGACATCAAAACGTAGACTTTTCTCATGGAGAATCCGATGGAGATAAAAGTACACAAGATATTTTAATTCATGAATGCTATGTTAGAATGGATGTAGATGGAGATGGTAAAGCAGAATTACTAAAAATTTGCGTAGCAGGTGATGGTAAAAAACTTCTTGATATGGAAGAAATAGATACTATGCCTTTTGTTTCTATGACTCCAGTTATCATGCCACACAGATTCTATGGTAGAAGTATAGCTGAATTAGTAGAAGATATACAATTAATTAAATCAACTGTAATGCGACAGATGTTAGACAATATGTATCTAACAAATAATAATAGAGTTGCAGTACAAGATGGACAAGTTTCAATGGATGATCTTTTAACAAATCGTCCAGGAGGAATTGTAAGAACAAAACAACCTCCTCAAAATGTGATGATGCCTATTCAGGCTCAACCCATTACAGAACAAGCAAGTGGTATGTTAGCATATTTAGATTCCGTTAAGGAAACTAGAACAGGTGTTAGCAGACAATCACAAGGGCTAGATTCAAATGCATTAAGTAGTACAGCAACTGGCCAAAACCAAAATCTAACACAATCACAAATGAGAATGGAGTTAATCGCCAGAATCTTTGCTGAAACTGGTGTAAAAGATTTAGCCTTAAAAATGTTTGAACTAACTTGTAAATATCAAAACAAGGAAAAAATTGTAAGAATCAGAGGTAAGTATATTCCTATGAGACCTTACGAATGGAAAGACAGAGTTAATATCACAGTACAAGTAGGATTAGGTACTGGATCAAAAGAACAACAGTTAATATTGATGAATGCAATTCTAGAAAGACAAATGTCTGCAATCAATTTACAACAGAATGTTCATGGCCCAATGGTCAATTTAAGAAATATTTACAACTCTTTGAAAAAATTAGTTGAAAATGCAGGTCTAAATAGTATAGAACCATACTTCATGGATCCAGAAGTGGGAGCAGCACAAATGCCTAAACTTCCTCCTAAGCCACCTACTGAATTTGAGAAGGTGACATTAGCCCAAGTACAAGGTGAAAACCAACGTGCTCAGTTAAAAGCTGAAACAGAAGCTAAAGGATTGGAAGGCAAAATGCGAAGTTCACTTCTAGACTATGAACTAGCCATCAAAGAAATGGAATTGAAATACAATACCAAAATTGATGAACTAGAACTTAAACGAAGATCCATGTTAGAACAAACTGATCTACAAAAATCAGGAGATCTAATGGGGCAAATAGTGAGAGGACAGAAGCAATTCTTTAATGATGGACAAGGAAATACTAATCAGGGAGGGCAAGAGAGCCCAGCAACTGCTGGACGATCCCCTTCTAAAAAAAGCATTTGAAGATCTAGTTGATATTTATAAACTAGAAATCTTTAATACAAATTTCGCTGACGATGACAAGCGTAGAAACCTTTGGGTAGCCTACAATATGGTAGACAAAATCAAAGGGCATTTACTTAGTGTTATGTCAAGTGGAAGGTTAGCTCAAGCCGATATTGAGCAATTAAATAAACGAAGTTAATCTAACGAAACTTCAATTTCGTCAACCAACAAAAGGAACGATACAATGGCAAATACAACACAAGGTGCAGCAGATAAAATTTCAGGTTTACTGAATCCTCAAGAGGACACTCAAGTACCAGAAACTAAAGCAGAACCTACAGAGTCAATTCCTGAGAAACAGGAAGTTCAAGAGAGTCAATCTGAGTCGAACGAAACTCCAATAGAACAGACATCTGAAAATACTGAGACTGAAGAAGAAACTACAACAGAATTAGAGACACCAGAACTCCACCGAATAAAAGTTAGTGGTCAAGAGTTAGAGGTGAGCCTTGATGAGCTGAAAGCAGGATATTCTAGAGACTCGGATTACAGACAAAAAACTCATACTTTAGGCATGGAAAAGAGAGATCTTGAAGGTCAAAAGAATAGTTTGCGTCAAACTTATGACACTCGTTTATCAGAGCTGAATGATTTAATATCGACAGCAGATCAATTTGTAAAAAACAAACAAGGTGGACAAGACCTTGCTAAACTTTATGAAGAAGATCCTACATCTGCATCTAGACTTGACTTTGAATTAAGACAAGAAAGTAGCAGAATAGAAGGATTAAAAAGTAAAGCAAGAGAGATTCAAACTCAACAGTATGAAACTTACCTTGAAGCACAAAGAGATTTAGCTGCAACAAAAATACCAGAGTTTAACGACCCTAATAAATCTGATACTTTTAAACTTAGTTTACGTAATTCGTTACGAAATTATGGTTTTAATGATCAAGAAATTGGTAGCCTTGCAGACCATAGATTTTTAATGGTAGCAAAAGATGCTATGAGCTTTCAATCCCAAAAGGATAAAAGACCATTAACATCTAAGAAGGTTGCTAATGCCCCTAGAGTTGTAAAAGCTGGTGTTGCAAAATCAGGCAATAGTTCAGGTAGAGAGCAAATAAGAAATAAAATCAATACGCTACGGAAAACTGGTCATCTTAAAGATGCTGGGAATGCCATAGCTGATATGATTAATCTTAAATCTCAACAAAGGAAATAAACATGGCACAGCCAACAAATACGTTTGATACGTACGATTCAGTAGGTGAAAGAGAAGATCTTTCTGACGTTATCTACTCAATCTCGCCTACAGACACACCATTTTTAAGTTCTGCAGCTAAAACAAAAGCAACTGCAGTTCTTCACGAATGGCAAACAGACGCCCTAGCAGCAGCAGTAACAACTAATGCTGTTATCGAGGGTGATGAAGCAACTTTAGACGCATCAACTGCAACTGTTAGACTTTCTAACTCTTGTCAAATTATGGATAAAACTGTAGTTATAACAGGAACTCAAGAGTCTGTAGATAAAGCAGGTAGAGCATCTGAACTAGCTTATCAAATAGCTAAAAAAGCTAAAGAGCTAAAAAGAGACATGGAAGCTAACCTTACTGGTAAAGTTGCAGAAGTAACTGGATCAGCATCGGCAGCTAGAAAAATGGGAACTCTTGGTGCTTGGGTTGTTACTAATGACGATATAGCAGGTGATGGTGCATCAGGTGCTGGTATTGGTAATACAGCAAGAACTGATGGAACTCAAAGAGCTTTCACAGAGTCTCAATTAAAAACAGTAATTAAGTCAGTATGGAATGCTGGTGGGGATCCTTCTATGGTTATGGTTGGCCCTTTCAACAAACAAAAATTATCAGGATTTACTGGTAATAGTACTAGATTTGATGCTGGTGCAGACGCTACTTTATACACATCAGTTGACGTATACGCATCTGACTTCGGTCAATTGCAAGTAGTACCTAATAGATTCTCTAGAGATAGAGATGCTTATGTACTTGATATGGATTACTGGGGTGTTGCTTTCTTAAGAGACTTTTCTATGCATGAACTTGCTAAGACTGGTGACTCTGAAAAAAGACAGCTTTTAGTAGAAGCAACTCTTGAATCAAGAAATGAAGGTGCAAGTGGCTTAGTAGCCGACTTAACTACTTCATAATAAATTACGTATATAGGGGAGTAACCTTAATACTACTCCCCTAGTACTTTTAAAAACATTGAAGATCAGAGAGAGGTTATGATCGGAACAATAGGATAATACAATGAGAACATTAAACGATTACTTTATAACATCAGCAATACCTGACG